AACCTCATCACAGCTCCACCGGGATATACCTTCATTCAGGCCGACCTATCTCAGGCGGAATTGCGGGTAGCAGCCATTGCCTCGGGTGACCCAGAACTGATCAAGTGCTATCGGGAAGGGCGTGATGTCCACTGGCGCACTGCCATGATGATGCTGTCTGGGGGACAGGGAAGGGCCATTCCCAGGGTGTGGAGTACCGTTAAGCAGTACTGTATTCAGCAGGGAACCGAACCCCCAGCTGACTTCCACTCCACTCTTCAGATGCTTGAGGACATGGGACCTGACATGGCCGTCTCCATTGACAAAGCCTGGAAGGAGATTCGGAAACAGGCAAAGGCTGTTAACTTCGGGTTCCTTTACGGTATGGGGGCCAAGAAGTTCGTTGAGTACGCCAAAGTAAAGTACGGGTGGGAGATTACTCTCGATGAAGCCACGGAGATCCGAAATAACTTCTTCCATACCTACTACGCTCTGGACTCCTGGCATAAACGACAGCGGTCGCTGGTATCAGTAAACGGGGAAGTTAGGAACCTGGCAGGACGAATCCGCAGGCTTCCAGGGATCTATTCCTCAGACGGGGATATGCGGGCGGAGTGCGAACGCCAGGCGATCAATTCCCCCATCCAGGGGTTCATCGGTGATTTCAAGACCATGGCCATGCTCTCCCTGTCTGAGGAATTCAACACCGAGCTGGGCGATACCTTCCATATAAAGGGTGAGGTACATGACTCTGTGCTCATGTGGATAAAGGATGAGTTCCTTATTGAATCCTTACCCCGAATCAAACAGGCGATGGAGAATCCCCCACTAATTAAGGATTTGGGTATAGAATTGCCTGTCCCCATTACAGTTGACATCGAGGTCGGCCGATGGGGAGCGGGAAAAACCTGGAAAGGAAACTGACATGAACATCCCTCACCTTCTTACTCAACTTCGAAACACGAACTCACCGCTCCAGAAGGTAGCTCTTCTTCAGGTGGCTGATACCCCTGAGCTTCGTGAGTTACTCACTCTGACCTATGACCCCATGATTACCTACGGGATCGTGGAGTTCTCTGAGACCACCCTCAATCCACGGGGATCTAACGGACTGGAGCTGATAACCCCCCTTCTGAAGTCACTCAGTATTAGGGAGCTCTCAGGGAACATAGCTGAGAGAGAGTGCCGACTGGTCTCCATGGCTCTCAACCCAGACTGGGCTGAGATTCTTCGTCTCATACTAAGGAGGGACCTTCGTTGTGGGGTCTCAGTAAAGACGGTCAATTCCGCCTTTCCAGGACTCATCAAATCCTTCGAGGTAATGAGGGCTCATAAATACGCCCCCTGTGAGGGGAAATACTACATGGAGCCAAAGCTGGATGGGCTTCGATGTATCGCGATCGTGAAGGGTGAATCAGTCAAGTTCTACTCCAGGAACGGGAAGGAATTCACCACCGTGAAACACCTGGAGAAGTCACTGTTGGCTCAGGGGGTAGAACTGGGTGATCGAGTATTCGATGGTGAGTTGAAAAATGGGAACTTCAATTCCTCCATATCCGCTGTGAAACGTGACACCCCACTGAAGCTCAAGGATCTTACCCGATTCTACTGCTGGGAGATGCTTCCCATCTATGAGTTTCCAAAAAGCCCGATCCCATATGAGGAGCGTAGGAATCGCCTGATGAAGTATGCCTCATCCAGTGATAACTTTGAGATAGTTTCCTCCTACCCTACTTTTGATCATCATCAACGAAACGACCTATACTCTCACTTCTTATCACAGGGACATGAGGGGGCTATCGTTAAGAATCCCCAGGGGCTCTACGTTCCCAAGAGATCTAAGGATTGGATGAAGATGAAGGTAGTCGAAGATGCCGACCTGGAGGTATTCGAGCTCATCGAGGGTGAGGGGAAATATCAGGGAATGCTGGGTGCCGCTGTGGTTTACTTCAATGGTGTTCGAGTGTTCGTTGGGTCTGGGTTCTCTGATGAGGAACGAAGGGATTTCTGGAACAACCCCGATCAGATCATGTCCAAGACCATTGAGATCCAGTACCACGAGGTGACTCCGGATGGGTCTTTAAGGCATCCCCGATTTATTAAGGTGAGATTCGATAAGTAATCATAACTCTGATATAATGGATTTGTCGGTTCGGTAACCGGCACTTACCCACTCACTTACCTGGAGACTACCATGACCACTCAGATCATTCTTCCCCCCTCGGTTTATTCTGAAACTCACTCCGACCGGATGTCAGAGAAGTACACTCACATCAAGACCAACGATGTCCTTACCGTCTTTCAGGACCATGGCTGGGAGGTGTCTTCCGCCTCCGCTGCCAAGAAGGGTAAGGTTGAACATTCTCGCCATCTGATTCGCATGCGCCACCGGGATTACCTGGACGGGTTCGGAGCTGACAAGATCCATCCTGAACTGATCGTGCTGAACTCCCACAATGGTTCCTGGGCGCTTCGTATGATGATGGGTGTTTTCCGTACCGTCTGTGCTAATGGTATGGTGGCAGGAACTGTCTGGGATGGTATCACCCTGAAGCACTACAACCTGCGTAACGTGGAAGAGAAAGTGGAACTGGCCACCACCCAGATGAATGATAATGTCCTTCGTCTGGAGCAAACGGTTAAGCTCTGGGATGACACCGATCTCACGCTGGCTCAGATGCAGGCGCTGGAAGCCAGAGCCATGGAAATCCGCTGGGGACATCTGTCAGCTACCCCAGTCACTCAGGGAACCCTGCTTCATGCTCTCCGTGAAGACGACACAGGAACCTCACTGTGGAAGGTATTCAATCGGGTTCAGGAGAATATGACTCAGGGTGGATATATGGGGAACTCATCCAATGGCCGCTCACTGTCTATCAAACGGGTCACCAACGTGAAACGTGATTACAAATTCAACCGTCAGATCTGGGATGCTGCCAATGATCTGTACCAATCCATCGCAGCCTAAGGAGACCATCATGGAAACCAAAGAAAAGACCTACTCCTGGTCGGAGATTAAGTTGTGGAGGCGCTGTCATAAGGCCCATGACTATAAGTACGCCCAGGGTCTACAGCAGAAGACACCGGCCTCCCCGTTGATTCGGGGGGTCATCTTCCACGAACTGGTGGATGCCAGGATTTCTGGGGGAAATGTTCAGGAAGTGATTGACAAGTACCAGAAGCAGTATGCCAATCTCTGGGATGAACAGAAGGAGGAGTACGGATCTATCGATGATATCGTGTCCTTATACGACCGCTACACCTCCCACTACTCTAACGAGAAGCTCACCTATCTGGAGGTGAACGGGAGGAACTCAGAAATTGAGTTGAAGTCTGAGCATGACGGGATCAAGTTCTATTCCATCCTGGACAAGGTTCCTCAGGATGAGAATGGTCTGATCTGGGTGATGGACCATAAGACCCATAGGGTATTCCCCGATGAGGATGCCAGGTTCTCTGATCTGCAGACAGTTCTCTATTACTGGCAGCTTCAGCAGAACGGGGTGAAAGCCGCTGGCGTCCTCTGGGATTATGTCCGGACGAAACCACCAGCAGTAGTGGAGGTCCTCAAAAAGGGGGGCCTGACCAGGCGAGTGAACCTGGATACTGACTATGATACATACATGCAGGCTATCGTGGAAAATGGCCTGGATCCGGCAGATTATCAGGAAGAACTTGACCGGGCCAGTAAGAATGTTTACTTCAAACGGGTGAGATTACCCCACCCACCAAAAGTTATGGTAGAATCTGTTCTGACTGATTTCGTCAATACGGCGAAGGAAATCGAATCAGGGAATAATCAGGTACGTTCTCTGAGTAAAGACTGCAAGATGTGCTCTTACTATCAGCTCTGCCATGCTGAGATTCGGGGACACGATGCAGATTTCCTGAAGAAGTCTTTATATACACTACGTGGAGAACGCAAATGAGTATCGCGGACAAGATCTCCCCCGTGAAGGCCCTTCCTAAGATACTGGCGATGCTGGTATACGGAAGGTCTGGAACTGGGAAGACCACTTTCGGGGGCACCTTCCCCAAACCGGCCCTTCTTCTGGACATCCGGGAAAAGGGTACGGACTCGGTGTCCAATATCGAAGGCCTGGATGTTATCCAGATTGACACCTTCTCTGAGCTGGAGGAGGTTTACTGGTACCTCCTATCTGATGAGGGTAAGAAGTACAAGTCGGTCATCATCGATCAGATCTCCCAGCTGCAGGATCTGATCATGGACCATGTCATGCGGGAAGAAGGTAAGGACGTGATGTCTCAGCGTCTCTGGGGGAATGTCTCCGGCCTGATGAAGACCTGGCTGTTCAACTATCGAGACCTGATCGATGTGAGCATCAACGTTCTGTTCATTGCTCATGACCGTACTACCGACGTTGACAGTGATTCCTCTGAAGATCAGATTGATCCATCAGTGGGTCCTCGCCTGATGCCCAGCGTAGCTGGAACCCTGAACGGTGCCGTGAAGGTCATCGGTAGCACATTCATTCGGGAGGTATTCTCGGATGATGGAGCCCGTGGGGTGGAATACGGGATGAGGACTGGTCCTCACGCCTACTACACTACCAAGCTCCGGGTTCCCACAGGAACTGTGGTTCCGGAGTGGATAGGCAATCCCTCTTATGATAAAATCATGGCCTTGATGTCAGGAGAAACGAAGGCTATCCGGAGAAAGCGTAGTGAGGGTGATGAGCCTGTAGCTGAGCCCACTCCGGTAGAAACACCCAAACCCGCCGAGGAAGTAAAGACCAAGGCTACTGAAGTAAAATCCCCTGTAAGGAGAAAGCATAATGAAACGTCCGACCAGCAGTAAGAATTCCGTTGAAGTTGATTTCACTGGTGTTGAGTCCGGTGGTGGTGGACGAGGTGTCCCTGACGGTGAATATTCCTTGAAGGTGGTCTCGGTTGAACAGAAGACCTCCCAATCTGGGAACCCCATGCTGAACTTCAAGCATAAGGTAGCTAGTGGTGATTACCAGGGTTCTACTGTGTATGACAACGTATCCCTGACCCCACAGGCTCTCTGGCGCTTCCGTGGAATGCTGGAGTGCATGGGGATGGAAATTCCCGAGGGTAAGCTTAAGGTTGACCTGGACGGAATGATTGGTAAGATCATCAAGGTTGAGATCGCCAATGAGACCTACCAGGGCAAGGAACGTCCGAAGATCACTTCATTCCTGTTCGGTGGTGCTGAAGAAAAGGTTAGCACCAAATCCACACCTGGAACTGGTGGCTTCCGTAAGGGTGATAAGGTAACCTTCACGGATGATGGTAACCCGTTTGAAGGGAAGATCCTAACCCTGGACGGTGCCTCAGCTGTGATTGATGTTGACGGGGATGAGTGGGAACTTTCACTTAGCGAGTTGACTAAGGCTTAATTCATCTGGACTACCCATACTGGCGGATCATCTGGTTTGGGTAGAGTGACGAAAGTCACCATGTCTCCCTACCGCATAAGTGGCAGCGGAATGGTCCTCCCACTTACTTCTTGTGGTTCTCAGCCCGGCCTCACACCGGGCTTTTTTTGAGTCCTTACATTCTGGCATTCTGGTATAATGGGTATGTACCAAAAGGAGATACGACATGACATTCGAGATTCTAATAGACCGAAACAGAAAAACCTATCTAGCTGAGGGTGACCAAGCCGTGACGGTGGTATCCGGAAAACTAGACCTGATGAGAATTAGTAAGGAGCTCAGAAAGAAACAGAAAATGAAGGCTCACACCAAATGCGGGGTGGACCACTGGATTCAACTCTTCCAGGTGGAAGGAACCTTTCAGATCACCCCAAAAGCCAAAAGGTTCCTCATGCGGGCCGCTGGATTAGTCCCCGACACCGAACCCATAAGGCCCCCACAAGAAAATTTGGACCCAGTGGGCGGACCTAACCCCAGTGGGGATATAGTGACTATAGGGGAAATATGTCAGGCGCATAACTGGGATCCTCCAAAAGCTCGAGCAATCCTTCGAAAGTACACTTCCAAGGGACCTCATGGCTGGGCATGGTCTGTTTCTGAGGTCCAGAAGATAGAGAACCTCATCTCGAATGAATACCCCTCATGATCGCCCTTCGTTCCTATCAGGAGGCGGGGGTTCAAAGGGCTCTAGAGCATGACGGGTTTGGACTCTTCATGGAGCAGAGGACGGGGAAGACCATCACTGCCCTGGAGATAACCAAGAGGCGTGAAAGCAAGCGGATACTGGTGATCTGTCCCAAGAAGGCCCTCACGGTCTGGTCCACCTGGCATCAGAAGATGGGACTAACCTCAGAGATGAAGGTTATCAACTTCGAACAGTCGTGGCGCCAGATCAATGATCTAGTGAAGTACAAGGCCGACTTCCTGATCGTGGATGAGTCACATAGAATTAAGTCCAGGAGCTCAAAGCAGTATCGGGCTTGCCACAACCTATCCAAGAAGATTAAGCATCGTCTCATCCTCACTGGAACACCCATGGATAAAGGGACTGAGGACCTTTACTCACAGATGATGATAATCAATCCTCACATCTTCTTGAATTGGCAACACTTCGAAGATAGGTACCTCATCATGGAAAGCGTCCAGTACGAGGGTAGATCTCCCTTTCGGAAGATCGTTGGTTACCGACGGGTCAATGAAGTTCAGAAGATACTTGATACCTACACCTACAGAGTGAAGCGAGATGATGTAAGTGAGACCCCAACCAAGGTGATAAGACGCAAGGTAAAGGTGTCCCTTACTAAAGAGAACAGAGCTCACTACTACAACCTGGAGAAGTTCCTCATCACCGAGGTGAAGGGTAAGGATGTCTCTACTCCTCACATCATCACTCAGATACTTCGTCTACAACAACTGTGTGGCGGGGTATTAGTGGACGACGAGGGTCAATATCATTCAGTCGGAACAGAGAAACTGGGGGCATTAGAGGCCCTTTTAAGGAACATATCTGACCCGGTAATAGTAATGGCCAGGTTCCATTCTGAAATGGACCAAATCGGGTACCTATGCGATAAACTAGGGAAGTCCCATCTGGAGGTGTCTGGGAGGCATGTCTGGAAAGATGGAAGCATGGCCGATGTCGTAGTACTACAACCCCAGTCTGGATTGGCCATTGACCTTAGTTTCTCTAATACTATGATCATCTTCTCTCAGGATTACTCCTTCCTAAACTACTCCCAGTCCAAAGATCGCATTGTTCAGGTGGGAACCGACAAGGTGTTCTACTACTTCCTCCTGGTGGAGGACAGTGTGGATGAGATTATCTATAGCTCGGTTACTGAAAAGAAAAAGTTCACCGAACTGGTGCTAGACATTTACAGGAATAAAGAATTTTGATATTATGGTTCCTGTCCCATTCGGGGGCGTATCTCATCTATCACTCATTGGAGTTATCATGAACAAGCAAAACGAAGCAGTTGAAAATGAAGAAGGTTCCGAAGTGGAATCTGGCCCGCAAATGAACAAGCAAAACGAAGCAGTTGAAAATGAAGAAGGTTCCGAAGTGGAATCTGGCCCGCAAATGAACAAGCAAAACGAAGCAGTTGAAAATGAAGAAGGTTCCGAAGTGGAATCTGGCCCGCAAATGATCTCCCTCAAGGACATCTGTGATGAGCTGGGAATTAAGACCATATCGGCTCGTCAAAAGCTGCGTAACAAGGTGACCAAAGGTGAAGGTTTCCGTTGGGAATTCACCGAGGAAGAAGCTGAGGCTGTTCGTCAGTTGCTGTCTCACAAGGCTGAGCCGAAAGCTCCGTCCGAGAAAAAGGTCCGTAAGTCTAAGAAGAAGGCTGAGCCGGTTGCTGATGACGAAGGCTCCGACGAAGATGACGGCGAGTAATTAGCCATGAATCCGGAGACCAGGTTCATCAAAACCCTTAGGCCACATCTTCCAGGCCATGTGATAAGGGTAGAGAATCCAGCCGATCCTGGTACTCCGGATATCAACGGTTGCTACTCAGAGCAGGAGTACTGGATCGAGGCCAAACAGGTCAAAGATCCTACCAAATCTCCCGACTCTCACCCCTTTCGTGGGTTGCTTCGACCAGCTCAATATCTCTGGATTCGAAAACGGTCCAAACAGAATTCAAGGGTAAGAGTCTTTGTGGCCTTCCCCAAGCACTACTACTCCTTTCCCCCCAGTGTAGATCTTGAGGCTATGACGCTGGCTGAGGCTGAGATATACAAGGTCTTCTCCCTGGAAGAGCTAGTTAGAACGCTTAACTTGAAGTACCAACCCTAGGAATAGCAATGTCCACCTTTCAAATGGTGCAAGAGTTCCACAAGAAGTTTGGTGTCCCCACTTCGGAAACTCCAACCTTTCTTCGTCAGGACGTATTCGATTATCGCTTCAAGTTTCTTCATGAAGAGCTCCAGGAATATATGGATGCCTGTATCGAGGGGGATTTGGTCAAAGCCTTCGACGCCCTTATCGACCTGAAATACGTGCTTGATGGAACGGCCGACATGATGGGCCTTCCCATGGACCTGGGATTCTCAGTAGTTCATGGGGCCAATATGCAAAAGGTCAGGGTTGAGAATGCTACTCAATCCAAGCGAAATCACTCTTTTGATGTGATGAAACCTGAGGGGTGGAAATCCCCCGAGCCGGTCCTTGCGGAATTACTATCAGCTCGGGGTTGGATCAACGATAAATCATAGGATCGTTAGACATCTTACCGGGCAAAGATGATCCTTCCTCTGCCCCAATCCCCTCAATACTCCCACCCACTCCTGACATAGCTCTCATCTGGATCTTCTCCAGTGGGCTGAGCTGTTCCCAATTCCCCTTCATCTGAGACCTTCTAACTGGGTCAAGCAGCTTGCTAGGGGATAAAGCAAATCGCTGTAGCAGGGGGTGTGAAGAGAATCCCTCGGAGGCGTGCAGACCACCCATCACCTGAGGAACTTTGATAGCCGCGGCAGTCTCGAAGAATGAGAGCTTAGGATCTGGAGTTCCATGAGCCACCTTTCGAGCCGCTCTATCAAAGGTGTTCACCAGTTTGATATACTCATCCATGGTCTCCAGTTGTCCATCCTGCCTACGGAAACCTGGATCATACCTCTTACCATAGGCCTCTAACTCATTACGAGCCTCTAACCTTGTATGAGGAGTTATCTCTCTAAGTAGATCGGATTGATTACTGGTGTTGAATTTCCCGGCCCTTACTTGCTCAACGATGGGGTTCTTCATGTATGGTATCACTTCATTTCGATACCACTTATTGACCTCTGAGTACTTATCAAAGGCATCCTTGTTACCAGGATTCTTACCCCAGTTCCTCAGGTCGCTATGAATAGAGGTCTGGATCTCCTTCAATCCACGGGCTATGTTGGGATCCAATTTGCGACTGGTGTCAGCCGAGAGGGTTTCAAACTTCCTAGCTAGAGACCCGATGTTAGACTGAAGTTCACGCATCTCACGGAAGTCCAGGGGTGATGGAATCCGTTTGGGATTACTGGTCATCTGGACAATTCCATTCCAGACTTCTTCATCATCGATCTCAGCCTTGAGCTTACTACCGAACTTGCTCATGAAGGGGACCAACTTAGCCCGAGTATCGAAAGGCTGAACACCCGTGGCGGTGGGAAGAGAATAGACCTCATTTTCCCAGCGTGACCGTGAGGTGTTGTTCAGATTCTCTGTGGTTCGTTCAATACCCTTCAGAAGCTTTTGATTGTAGATTAAGTTCTTTCCTAGCCACTCAGTTTGGGCATCCAGGTTGGGTCCTCTATGAAGAGCCCGTGACATGTGATCCTCAGCGAAGTTCTCTGCTCCACGAATAATGCTATTTGGATTCAGATCCCCCAGAGTAGCCTTCATCCCATACTTCTCAGCCCGATCTTGTCTACCAGCAGCTTCAGCTGGAACCCAACCAGATTTCCCCTTGAGCATTCCAGCCCCCTTGGAAATCAGCTCCCCCACCCTATTACCCCCCCAGGCCCCAGCTGTCGCTGTAGCGCCGGCAGTGGCTCTCTCAGTAGCACTTCCAGGGGTGGTTGCGGCTTCCAAACCGCCGAACACTAGAGGATTACGAGTTGCTAAACCCGCAATGATATCTGGGGCGGCCTTTCCAATCATCGCTCCGGGGGCCTTTCCGTGTGATCGTTCATCCTGCAACCTACGCTGAGCCCACTCTCCCTGAAGCTTCTCCAACTCCTGCTTATCACCAGAACCGAAAGCGATCTTCACCCGTTCCCAGAGATCCTGGAGACCCTCGCCCATTCCAGTAACCCGGCTCTTGGCGTTAGCCGCTACCGACTCACCGAAGCTCAGATTGTTGGGGTTGGTCTCATCCATCGTGGCGTATTCAGCAGGAATATGCTCAGCTCTGGGCTTAACTGATTGATATAGCTCAGGAAAGAGGTCAGTGCCTGACGGGGGGCTAAATTCTTCACTCATCGAATATCTCCAGCGTTAGCTGCGAAGTCTTTCCACCATCCAATGATCTGAGACTCAGATGGTCTATTCTTTTGTCCAGCGTACTTCTGACTGACTCGATCTTTGTATTGCTCGAAGGTGATCTTCTCCATCCTCACCTTAGGAATACCATTGGGATGTGAGTCACCAGTGGGAATGACTGCTACCGTGAGTCGTGGATATTCACGAGTTGGATTGAATCCCCGCATATTACCACTATGCTGTTCATACCAGGATTTGCGTTCCTCATCCATCATGCGTTGGATTTCCAGGTCAGCCGTTAGAGCAGCGATGATCTTGATCTTACCTAGCTGAGTGGTATCACCGCCAGAAGCAGCCTGAATATTCAACAGAACATCGGTATTGGAGTCAGATCCACCAAAGTCTTTCAAACCTGCCCGGGCATGTTTGACCACGCTCTGGAAATAGTCTTCAGTGTTAGAGGCGGTTTTTGCCAGTGCTCCACCGGGATCAAGAATGGATAGTGCTTGACCCACCAGCTTCTGAGAGTCACTCCAAGCCCCACTGAAGACCCCCCGATTGACTAGATGCATCATCTTATCAATGTCTGACTTGGTCTTGTGGTAAGTCCCAATGCGCTCAGTGCTCTCTTTCAGTTGTTGACCGTAAAGCTTGCCTTCCTCTTCCTGAGCTTTCACAGTTAGCTGTGGAGCCATGGGTATTCCAGAGGATCGTGGAGTTTTAGTGGGATCCTTGAAGATTCCACCCCAAGCCACGTCTCCCATCCCCTTCTTAAGCTGGCTAATTTGCTCATTGAGCTGAGCTCTCTCAGGAGACGCTGGAGGCAGTTCATTTCTTTGCTCGATGAGAGCTTTCAGCTGGGGAAGTATCTCCTCTTCCTGAGGAGTGGGCTGACCACTTGGAGTATTCATCATCTCCGGAGGAACTCCTGAGATGGGAGTTCCTAGGAGTGGCTGAGCCTTGGGATTAGGCTGAGCCTGTGGATTCGGTGATCCCACTCCTGAGTTCCCCTTCTTAGCCTGATTCACTATCTGAGCAGCGCTAGCAAAAGCTGCATCATTAAGATCAGAGTCAGTATAGGGTCTTCCGGTAGCCGGATTCGGTTGGGTTAGGTCAATGCGATCCTTGAGCAACTCCATCTGTCCGGGGAGCATCTTCAGGATTTCAGGCATGTCACTGGCAGAGATGGGGAATGACAGGCGGGGATCCTTCTTGTTAGCCGCTACAATATCACCCTGATCATTCTTTAGATAGGTCCAGGCGAAAGGCTGATTTCCGGCCCCCTTGACAGAGTCCATCAGCCATCCATCTATCTTATCACGCCTCTTCATGTCAGCTTCTTGGATCATCTGGGTGTAAGCCTGAACCAAAGCGTGTTGCTTTTGGTTATTAGCTACCTTATACTGATCCTGCTCAAGGATTCCACCCAAGGCACCCTTTCCAGAGGTGAATCCACGAATCCCGGCCCATACCGGATGTTCCTTAATCAGTGGATCGCTTTGAAGGGCCTCCAGACCCCCTTTAGCGGCCCGGTGAAGCACGTCTTCTTGTTGACCTATGCGATCAGAAAGTTGATCATGCTCACTTAATAGTGAGGTGACCATCGGATTATCAGGGAGTGACCCCTTTAGTAATGAGATATCCATGGTGTCCTCTTAGCTATATGAAGTATTGGAGCCGTAATTGGTTCCGGTACTTCCAGAGATAGAGTAGGAGTTATTGGTACTGCTGGAGCTACTAGATCCAGAAGAGTCAGGACTTACTCTACCCATCATAGTATTACCATACTGAGCCAAACCACCCATAAGAGAGATAGGCATCTCCCACTTCTCTTTCCAGGTGTTGTGAGCAGCATCAAGCTCTTTCTGTTGCTGACCCTGCTCCAGAGCCCCCATCTGGTACATCTTGTCCAATCCCTCCATGTTCTGGTCAGCCCCCGCGAATCCAAGCTGACCCAGGGAGGTTCCCAGTTGCCCCAGGACCCCGGCTGAGTCCTGTCCAAGTTTGGCCCACCCCAAGTAATCCTGAGCAGCTTGTCCCCACGCCTGATTTCCCGCGGTAGCTTGAGCCCCCAGGATTTCTCGCTGAGTGTTGGATATGGCATCATTCAGAAATTGGCCGTTTCTGGTGGATCCAAACTGACCTGCGCCTGCGAAGGTGCTATTCACACTGGGCATGATGTTCTTGGTCAGATTCTCATTCCCCCTCCGACCCAGCTCATCCATCACACCAGACAGGTAGGGTGACATGTGCTGCTGCATCATGGCCTGATCGTAATTGGCTCCCTGACCAGCTACATCAATACCCTGCTGAATAGCTCCCAGTCCACCCTGTAAAGGTGCCTGCCAACCCTGAGTGGCCTGAGGGTATTCAGCGAAAGGCACTACTTGAAGTCCAGAGAGACCCGCCACCGTGTTCCCTTGGTATCCCTGCAAGACACCGTTGGGCCCATTGATGGACTGAGCATAGGGTTGGTAAAAGGCATTTGCCTGTTGCGCAAAATCCTTTACAAACTGGGGGCTGGATGAGTAATTGCTGTTACCACTACTTGAGGATCCGGAGTTTTGGCTCTGGGTAAATGAGTCATTGGTACTCGTCTGCGTATTGTCAGTAAGAGAGGGGGTGGTCATAATTATGAATTCCTCAGGTAGGATTCAAGCGGTCGAGTTTTAGAGGGAATCTCATCTATGGGAGCCGATCTCTTCTGCTTACGAATGTTCTCACGGAACTGGTCTAGTCTAGCGATACCAGCCTCGCTACTTCCATCACCAATGGCCGAGACTATGTCGGCATCGAAGACGTACTCCCCTTGAGCCAGTAGAGCAGGAATTATGTCCTCTTGCCCTCCCTCACCCTCATCCATCTCTTCAGCATACTCGTCATCCATTTCCTGAGGGGGCCTAGCCCGTTCAGCAATAGCATTGAGACCACCACCTGAAGCCAGGGTCTTCACAGTAAAAGGCTTCATCTGAGGAGCGGTTGCCAGAGGTTTGCGATTGACTATGCTAGTGGCATAGTTTTGCTTTTGATTGATGTAGTCAATTACCTCATCCAGGTTTCCGAGGTAGTTGTTGTACATGTCTTTTTCAGCCGCTAGCTTATCCTTAGCAAGCTGTATCTGATCCTTACTCATATCCCGGGTGTCAAGGTAAGAGGCTATATCAACCCCGGCCCCGATACCCTTCCAGAGGGATGAGTCAGACCCCAGTATTCCTCCTTTACCAAATAGACTAGATAGGAATCCCTCAGATCCACTGGTGTTGTT